CTGTCACGATTGAAAACTCTCCATATACATCAACTTTATCTGAAGCTGTTACATTACCACCAACTTTACCAGAGAAGTTTGTTTCTGAATCTGCACCATCTGGGTTGTTAAGATACGCACCACCTTGTATGTAGTAGCTACCAAAAGCATTACCATTCTCATAGCCAAGATGTAAGTCAGTACCAGAGCCCGTGTAATCTTTACCTGTATAAGAACCATTGTTCTCTACTGATAAGTAGAACCCTGCAAAGCATGGACTAGATAAAGCTGAAGCAGCAGCTATTGTTAGTACTTTTTTAAGCATTATTAAAAAGAATAAAGCTCAATAATAATCGTTTTTTAATTAAAATCAATAATTAACAGTCAGTTTGTACAGTTGTTACCTCTGCCTCAGTTTCTAACATTTGTAATTCTTTAATTCGTTCTTCACAGCCGTATGCCTTCATTTTTAAAGCATCACGACCCACAACTAATTCCTTAATTTTTTCTTGAATTTTGTTGTGTTCATCAACTGCAACTTGCATTTCAAGTTTTAATTGGTCGATTCGTTTTTGATTGTTCATAACAGTTATTCTGAAGCTGGCTTATCTGATATTAGTTTAGCTTTCCATGCAGCTTTTACATCAGTAGTCCATACAGCATTACAAACTGCTGAAACTTCAGCTGGTTCTGCTGATAAATCAGTATCTACTAAATTATCAGAAGCATCTAAAGTGCCACATTCTAATACATATCTTTCAAAAGATCTTGCAATCTCTGTGCCATCACGTTTAACAACATTTGCCTTTCTTATCTGTACCGCTTTGTATTGACCGACGACTTCTATCTTGTCGTATTCGATTGATTCTGTAAGTGCCATTAGGATTAATCTCCGATTAAAACAGGTTTAGGCTTAGTTTTAAGACTTAGCTGCGGTCTAAAATTTCAAACGCATTTTAATTTTTAAAATAAAAATGTTAAGCAACATTATAAAAAATTGATCCTTTTATAGTTATACCTCCAGTTCCATTTATATCTGTATCTCGTATTTGATCAAACATATTACCGCTTGCATTTTTATTTACTCCGTACAATTCAATTTGTGTACCAGTAAGTTGTTGTGAAATAAATTCGCCATCAAAACTAATACCTGTGATTGGAAATAAACCATTAGTTCCTATATTGGCAACAGGTGTATTAGTTGAGCTAAAGGGTAATCCACCAATATTAAAGGTTCCTGTACTACTGTTTATATTTGAACTAGTGATACTATAGGAAACATAAACCATTCTTCCAATTCTTGTGTACATTCCTTGTTGAACAGAATAGGTAGCAGTATTATTTGTTGTTCCAAATACATAAACAGGTGTCCATGAGCCTTCTTCATAATGATCTAAAATCTCAGCAGAAGCAGTTGCTCCTGATTGTGAAGTTGCGGTCTGTGCAGAAAAATCAATACCATGACCAGCAGTACCTATAACTAAATTTCCATCTGCTATATTTAGGTTTCCAGTGGAATCTATACTTATGCGTTCTAAACCACCATTAAAAAAATTAATGTTTTTACCAGTTTCTTGATTATGTATAACCATGTTCTCATTACCATCTAATCCAACTAAAATTCCATCAGCAGAAGTTTCACCTGTATCATCATTTGTAAAATGAATTAAAGCATTATTATTATTTGGTGAATGTAAAGATAATTCTCTTGTGGGAACTTGATTAATACCTACGTTTCCAGACGAATCTATAGTCATGCGTTGTGAGTCAGCAGTCTTGAAAAACATTGAATTATCATTGTGATCGTATATAATTCTTCCGATATCATTATTGCCAGAATCAGCAAAAGCTATTGCACCTTGTGTAGTGCCTGAAGAAGCTATGGTCATGCCACAGTTGCCATTATTTTCAAGCACTAACTCATTAGCATCTGTACTAACAGAAGTTATACTTGCACTTGATGAAATAATATGTAATTTTCCAAGTGGAGTACTGTCATTTATACCAATCCGATTATTGCCTGCATCTACATAAAATAAATTTGCATCTGTATCGCCTTCAATTCTAAAATCTATATCCGCACCAGACTCATTAAAAATAAAACCACCTGTTGATAGCTGTAATCTTTCTACACCACCTGTTGCAAAAGATATAACATTACTATTTGGAGAAAAAATACCTGTGTCTAAATCGTCACGAAACGCAAGTGCTGGAGAGGCGGCAGAGCCATCTTCCAGCGTAAACGTACCATCAAGTTGAAAAAGATCTATAAATGCAGAGTTTGCAGCATTACGAATTTGAAGCATATCTGTAGAGGTATTTGCATACAACTGAAATGCGTAAGTTGTTGAAGGTGCAGAATCACCACTACTTAAACCCGCTAATGCCTGTAAAGCATCTTGTATATCTTGACGAACGGCAAGTCCTGTTCCATTATCTATAACAAAATCATTTTGATTAGTCATTTCATCACTTTTAATTTAATTATAGAATACCTTAATAACATTAATTAAACACCTTTTCCAAATCCAATAGCTGTATATTTAAAACTTAAATCTTTAAAATTATTGCTTGCATCTCTTGTTTCTATAACAAACTGAGTTCCTGTTACAGATGTAATTTTAAAATAATCACCAGATACAGCACCTTCAAGAGTGACTCCTATTGTTGGTAAAAATGCAGAAGTGGAGGAATTTAAGACGGAAGTTCCTGTATAAAAAGCATTTCCAAAACTTACTGTTTTTGCAGAATTGTTTGTTGCGCAAGCACTGGCTATAGCTGTGTTTACAGTTTCGGTTCGTCTTTTCATACTTGCTGTATAACCTAACTCATCAATTTCAATATTTTGATCTGAATCATTAGAAGAAAGTTCAGCCCTAAATCTAAAACCTCTGGCAGTAAATTCACCATTTGCAAAAGTATTAAATGTTGAAAAGGGACTTGAAATATTACAGCTTCCGCTAGTGGTGACATTATTTCCAGAATTATCTTTTATCTTTATAAATTCAACAGTTCCTTTTGTAACTGAATTATTTGTTGATGTAGTTATAGAAACAACTCCCAAAGATTGAGTTGCACCAACAACATAATCACCACTTACAGCAGATCCAGTATTAAACACAAGTTTGACAGTATCATTAGCAACTAATCCACCATGATTACCATCTGTGAAAATTCGTATTTCACCTGTAGAAGCATTAACAATTTCATATTCTGCAATCTGTCTTACAGCTTCAACTATAAAAATATCTGTACTTGTAATTGAAACTACTTTTAAAAACCCATTTACTGCTGAACCGCTTGTAAAACTAGTCAAAATTTGTTCATTAACAGCAGCACCATGAGAACTTTTTGTAATAGTTATCAAATCTTGTGTTTGACTATATGAAGCTGATAAAGAGGCATCAGCTACTCCTTGACAAGATGAAACTTGTAATTTTGCCCCAACATCTTCCGCTATAGTCCCGTCCCAATCTGGCATATTATCTACTAGTTGTACTCTTGAATCCCATAAATCAGAAACAACAATTGCAGCAGTTTTAAAATGACGTTCTAAAGATAAATTAAAAACAGCACCTAAATCCAAGTCATCAACAAATGTGTAAAACCCTTGTGAAGCAATTCCAGCCCCTAAAAAATCAAAATTTGCTATTGAATCTACATCAGTAACATTATCAAAAAACTCAGTTCCATCTAAAACAAGACCATTAAATTCATCACTAAATACAGTTCTAACCCTTGTACCATTAAATTTTGGTGTAGTTTGGTCTTCTCGTTTTGTAACAACAATTTGATTTGGCTGAGGGTCTGGTTTGGTTACAATTATTTTTGCCGCATTTTCTGATCTGCGGCCGCCATCATCTAGGAATTTTATTGAATATGTCCCAGTTAAAGCTGGCACAAGTGTTTCACTGATATTACCAGCTAATTGTTGAATAATATCCACTGAATTAGCAAAACTTGCATTAGTTGAAGTATCGGAAGTATGCCTGACTGACACCGAACCTCCATGAGTTACATCTACAGAGGTAGAAGGGTTAAAACGTAATTTTATAAAACTATCTGATACTGGTTCTGAAGTTAAACCTGTAGGGTCTTCTGGTTTTTCAGTTTTTCCAACAGCTTGAATATCTACAGATGAAGTTGTAGCGCTTAAAACACCTAAAGAATTATATGACTTTACTTTAAAACTGTAAGAACCTAAGCGGGATTCAAAAAGTTCAAAACTCGGTCTTGCCACTCTTGTTCTTTCTGGGTTGTCTTTTTCATATTGAAATTCTACAAGATATTCTTTAACACCTAAAACTGGTTGCCAAGAAACAAATATTTTAGAAACTGCACGATTATTTAATACAACAATTTGCTCTACAGCACTTAAATTTGAGGGTGAAGGTTTCTCATCAATAAGAGTTGTGATAACTCTAGGATCAGCAGCAACATCTGTATCTTCTACTTGTGCATATTTATTTGTGTCATGTATTGTTGCAACGATTCCATATTCAAATTTGTTTTGTTCAGTGACAGATAAAACTCTATATGTCTGAAATTCAACAGATGTATTTTCGATAGCCCAGACACTATTAGCCTGTGGCACTGCTGAAAATGCAGAGGATACAGTTATAGTTTTGTCAGATATAGTACTTATGGGTCTAGACTCCATCGAGCCGTCAGGTAAAACAACAGAAAGAGTTGCTGAATTTTCTATAGTCAAATCAGTATTATTTGCATCATCAACAATAATTTGAGTTGTTGAAACACCTGTATTTATACGCCCTCCTCTTCGTACCCCTGCCCTCATTGAATCAGCTATTCCAATAATTGTAGAAGGTCTAACAATTACACCAGCTTCAAGTGTGGTTGTAAAATTAACTACTTCACATTCTTTAAGATTTGAATATAAAAACCAACGACCTAACCTGTTAGCTTGTCCTCTTGATGTACAAGCAAACGATTTTATTGTCTTTCTTATTCTTCCAAATTTAGAGACTGCATCAGATAAAGCTGTTATTTGATCTGTTGTTATTAATTCATAATTTATTTGTTGTGTATCATTATCAAAATATGAGACTTCTACTTCTGTGAATTTTGTTCTTTGTCCTGATCCTTGATAAGTAAACCCATTTGCTGTAACATTTGCATCAGTAAATAAATATTGCGGGTCAGATGTGTTTGTAGAACTGTCAGTGGGTCTATCTTGAGATATTTGCAAAGTACCAACACCATAAAAAGGCATCGCGTTCATAACAGAACAAAGATCATTTATTAAGGTGTAAGCATCTTTTTTTTGATTTAAAATAATATTTGTTGAAAAACGTGCCTCTGTTGTACCTGTTATAGGATCATCTATTTGCTCACTTGCGTATTGACTAGCAGAGAAAAAGCTAAAGACATCTAAAGAATCCTCTTCAATAAGACCATCAGTACCACCAAACCCTTTGTCAGTAGTTAATAGATCATATAAAATCCATGCTGGGTCTGAACTCCATTCTTTATTTGTTTTAAATGTGCCGTTGAAGTCTCCACTATAACTTAAAGAACCATCAGCCCTAACAGTTGCATTATGTGGAATTTTTATTTTAGTCCCTTTTACTCTGAATTTGACCGATGGAAAGGATTGAAATTCCTGTGCATTAAATCTTATTGCTACATAAGCAAACCCCTGATAGGCTCTATTATCTGTAATTATTTCTGTAAATGATAAAAAATTTGATGTATTTTGTAGCTTTGGGTCAGTTCCATCCTCTGTATTTCTAATTACTGTAATAGTTAATGGATAACTTATTTGACTTGTATCAGAAAACTTTATCTCATAATCTTTAATATAAGGGCTAGATGCTTTTCCATTAATGATATTTTCAACGATTGGATTATGAACTGTACCATCATTTTCAGTAATTCTTATTGATATTTTTACTTCAGCCCCAATAATATCTCCACCATCTTTAAACTCTTGTAGAGATGGAAACTGTAAAGATACTTTTAAGCGGTCAAACGCTGTTGCACTTGTAGCTCTTGAAACAGATGCAGCATTTGTGACCTGCACGCCAACAGGAACAGTATTTTGAATTGATGATATTTCTTTTAATGCGGTTTGATCTGAAGCACCATTTTTTATAAAAACTTCAACATCTTGAAAATTTTCATCACCATTTGCATTTTGTAAAGGTGTGTTATTTAAAAAAATATTTTTTCTAAAAGTATTTGTACCAGAACCACCCTCATCAAATATTGAATCAATTTCGCCAGATCCTAGTAAATGTATTACTGTTGCAAATTGTTTACTTCTTAGACCACCCTCGATCATATCAGGATCGGCTATTTGTCGTGATAAGTTTGTAAACCCAACTAAATCTGACATATCAAATCTCCTTTACTATCTGGGCAGTATCTATTCCTGAACTAATAATAATTGAACCGCTAAAAACAAGACCATATAAAATTGGTACTGGAACGCCACTAGTGCTTATATTCTGAATCCCTCCAAAATTATATGAGCCTCTAATATTGGGATCTGTATCACCTACTGAAGAAACGGAAGATGCAGGCTGATTTGGACTTAATAAAGATGTAACTCCATCAATCACTAAAGAAGTGCCGATTGTTGTTAACAACCCACCAATACCACCAGTTAATAAAGATGCACCAATAGTCACTATATTATTAGAAACAAAATTCACTGCGGTGCTAACAGCATCAGTTACAAGGTTTACTGCCCCACCAACTACATCGCCAATAAAATCAAAAAAACCACCAGCACCAACAGCAACAGGAATTATTTGAATGTCACCCTGTCCACTCATATTTAATAAATCACCATTTACAGCATGGCCACCAATTTTTATTTTGTAAAATTGATCATTCATATGTTTATCAATTCCAGCGTAATTAGCTCTTAAAAAATTAACGGCTTGTTGAGGAGTTTTTACGGCAGCTTCAAATGTTGATTGACCTAAAAATTTTCTTAATTTACCATATACTTTTATTTTTTTAAGCTGCATATCTATAAACCTTTTTTGTAGCTTGAATATATTTTAGATCATATAATTCTCTACAACTTAATTTTTTTACTGAATGATGAAGTATTAACTGTTCGCCATAATATAACGCTACATGATTTAATTTTTTATATGCCCCCTCCACAAGTAAAATATCATCTTTCTGTAGCTTATCTTTATTTACTTCAACAAACCCAGAACCAGTTAAAACTTTTTCAAAATAAGGATTCTTACAAAAATATTTAATACTTTTTGGTCTTTCCCAGTATTTTAAATTTATTTGTTTTTTTTCCAGAAAATAATCTGTAATAAGACTCCAACAATCTTGCTTCCCCCATACCCATGTTCTGCCTATTAATGAAGGTGGCTTCCAGCCTGTAGGTTTTATTTCATTCCAATTTGTATATTCAACACTATAAATAAAATATGGGAACCCTAAATGCTCACATGATGCTTTATCAGCTTCAGATGCGTTTGCAGAACCTTTAGGGTGACTATGAATAACACCGAGAATTTCACCTCCTTGATCTTCACAATCTGCCCAATCTTCTGGGTCTAATGCAAAAAATTGATGTTGACCCTCTGCAATATTTTTGCAAGGCCAAAATTTTTCTTCTCCATTAATTACAGTTAATAAACCACAAGCCTCTTTTGGTGATTCTTGTTTTGCATATTCTTCAGCGTCATTTTTCCAAGTCATAATTAAAAATTTGTTAATGTACCGACTAAAGGAAAATCGGCTCTTGTTACAAGTTTTTTAGGTGCGCCAACTCCAATTAAATCAAAAGTGCTAACTAATTCAAATTGAACAATATCTCTATTTTCAGTAACTTTCCTTTCAATAAAATATATTTCTCTTGGAAGTTCTGCTGTAGGATCAACTGAACCTACTTTATATGGATTAACATTTGATGGAAAGTTTTCTTCATCTAAAAATCTTGCTAATGTTCGTCTGCGTGTAACTTTTGCTCCTGTTAAATCACTAAAAGCTGTAGTTTGATTAACAAGTTGCATGATTGCTGTAATGTTTCCAAGTAAATTAGAAAAAGTTAATGTAGGTCTAGGAAGTTTTCCCTTGCCAGTATATGCAAAACCCTCAGCACTACATGGAAACTTTGTGTAAGTGTTAGATTGCCAAATCAAATCTGTATTATCTTTTAAGTTATTACCAGAATGAAATAAATAAACAGTAGGATTTGCTATTGTGGCATTTATATTGAAAGAAACGCTTCCGCTTGTAGATTGTGAAGCTGTTGCTGTAACTGTAAATGTATTTGCATCTGCAACTGTCTGAATGGTATAAATTCCATCTGTGGCATTACCAGATGTAAAATCAAGAGTTAATATGAAACCAGTTGAGAAACCATGACTGATTAATGTAATGGTTATTGTACTGCCACTTTGAGAATATGTAGCTGTCTTTACAACCTTTGTATAATGAACATCTGCTTTTAATTCAACAGAAAATAATTCAATAATTGATTTATTTGTTAATTGTTGAAGTTCTGTTGTAGGGTTTGTCATTATGGTTCAAATACTTCTCTGAATGTTGTTGTAATGATAGCCCTGTTATTATATGGAATTTGTTTAGACCAAGAATCACATACAAACTGTCCAGCACCAGAAAGAGTTATTGAGACATTTCCTGAGTTTGTTGCAGTGGCAGCAGCCGTTACAGTAAAAGCATCATCGCTGGTCACAGAGGCGACAGCAAAAGTACCATCTGTTGCAGAACCCGAAGTATAATCAATTGTTAAAACATCACCTATTGCAACTCCATGTGAGGTGATACTTATAGTCACAGTTGTTCCGCTTTGCGAATAAGTACCTGTTTTTGTAAATCCCTCTGCTGGTGGGGTGAAAGTAAAACTTGCTTGATCATTTACCCTGCTTCTTAAAAATGCTTCTATAACATCTGCTTCAGTCTCAGACACGTTAAAAGTAAGATCATATACTTTAGGGTCTTGAGTAAAAGGAAGGCCAAATAAAGCCCTAAATTCATAGCCATCACCAAGTCTAGAAACCCTTACTCTTGGTGTGCTTTTTTTTCTCATCCCATAAGTGGGCTGTATTGATGGAAAAGTTGCCATTACCTATTCAATAAACCTCCAGCCCTTTGTTCTTGTACTAATGTAGTTTGTACCACAGCAGCAATCAATTGTCCAAGTGCCTGACCCTCTGCTTGGCTTCCAGAAACAGAAGAACCAGACGCATCAACGGAAACATTGACAATATTAGTTGTGCCTCCAATATCTTTGTTTGGTATTACATTCCCACCTCTTGAACCCATCTGTAATAATTCTGGGCCTTTCTCACCAACTACAAAAGCACCACCAGCAGAAACAGGGCCACCATTTGCTCTTTTTGTGAAATCAATTTGAGGCATATTATTTAAAAAAGTTGATGCCTTATTACCAGTTAATGTTTGACTAATACTCCGTCCACCTCCACCCAAAATACCACCGATGAAGTTTCCTATCCCAGAAACAGCCCTTTGTATTGCTACCTCTACAAGTTTTCTTTTTAGTTGATTTAATACATTCACTGCTGCTTGTGCAAGTGTCTGGGTTCCCATCACAGCATCAGTTAGGTTAGAGACAATACCTTGCTCTATACCTTGACCAATCTCCATAAACTTTTGTTTTAATTGGTCTGCCTCGCTTGTAATATTTACAAAACTCTCAGATAATTTTAAAGTTTTACTATCTATAGAACCAACAAAAAAATTTGTTTGACCAAGATTTTGATTTAAAAGATCAGTAGGTGTAATCATTTTTTCAAAAGCAAGAGTTGTTTCTTGTGTTTCTTGTTTAGTTTTTTTAGATGTATTTTTTGTATCTTCAGCAGTTTTATTAATGTCTTTTTGGGTTTCAAGTTGTTTTTTAAAAATTCTTAGTTGTTGAAATGGATT